TTGTAATTTATATAATGCGCGAGCCCCGGCTCTCGGGTCTGGCTTACCTGTCAACATCTTACCTATACCAGATACCGCTTCATCATTCAACACGAACTCATTTAAACCTACCATAGCTGGCACATCATCAGCTTTTGGCTTCGTGCCAAGCGGTATGAAACCTCCGCCTCGTAGGTCCATCTGCATGCCTTTTGGCACATCTGGTGATATTGGGTCGCCCTCTGGTGTCATGCGTCCGCCTTTATTTGCCATCTTTCTTTGTTCTCTATTATCAGAGAACCTGTCATCTATCATGTCCACTACGTTATCAAATAATTCTTTTCTCAATTCGTTCTCTATTTTTTTCTTTTCAAAGTCGTCTCTAGCTTGATCTCTTGTCATCTTCTCAATATTCATCTCATATCTTTCTTTCATGCTAGGAAATCTCATCTCTTCTCTTGTATAGAAACCCTCACCACCAGGAATTAAAGCATTAACAAATCTCATAAGACCAGGATCATTCAATTTCATATTCATTTCAGCTGCTTGTAATCCTCTTTTCATTTTATCTGTAAATTCTGTTCTTACCTTTTCAGCTTCTATGTAATTACCAAGACCCATTCTGTCTGTTTTACCGCCTGTATCACCGCCCATATCAAAACCAATACGACCACCTCTTGCTGCGTATGCCGTTTCACCTGATGCTAAGTATCCTGCTGCTATTAATGCCTCGTCTATCTCAGCATTGGTAAACCCTGCAAGTCCCATGTATTCTTTATGAGCCGCAATTCTTTCATTCATGTCCGCTTCTACAGAAGCGCGTTGATCTGCTTCAAGTGTATCTAAATAGTTTTGATATCTTTGCTCTGCCTCTTCTAATGCTTTTGCTGCGTCTCTAATTTGTGACGGTGTTTGACCCACTTGTGCTAAACTAACTGTGGATAATAATTCTTTGCCAACGTCTTTAAAAGGAGTATCAGATCCTGCAATATTTCCAAAAAGTTTTCCATCTGACCCAAAAGGTGTTGCAAAGTTTTTTGCACCTCGTAAAACATCAGACTCCAAAACATTCATAATTCCAGCTTGATTTGCTGCGTTTTCGGGAAGTGCTCGTAAAATATTGTCTTCTGGTAAGTTTAATCTTTCTAATAAATTTTTACTTGTATCTGCTCCTGGAATGGCTGTAAATTCAGTTCCTTCAAATTGTTTTATATATTCTATATAATCACTTGGAGTTGCAGTTACACCCATATTTTGCATTGACGCCATATACTCGTCTGGGCCCATAAGCTTAGGATTTACTTCAATCCCTGCCTCCTTTAAATCAACTCTTCTTTGAGTTGGTTGTGACCCTGCAAGAGCGCCTAGTATGCCTGACATACCCGCGCTTAAATAATCTGTGTCCCTGTCCTCATCAGATCCATATAGTAATTTTTGCATGAGAATGTCAGTCCCTCCACCTGCAAGAAAATCACCAACCGCACCACCAGGAATGTTAAAATAAGCTGGAACAGCCGTGGCTGCAACAGTACCCAAATAAGGTTTAATCTCATTAGGTATTACGTCATCTAAAAAATCTGCTACTTTATCGTGAAATGGCATTCCTTATGTTCCTATGTTGTAATGATGCAAGTCGCCTAGGCTTGAAGTGAGGCTTTTATTGAATTTACTGTTTTTTACCATAAATTGCAACTACGATTCTGCGCCCACAGCAGGCATTTTAGCCACCTTTATGTAGACACTCCTAGATATATCTTCTCTTTTCGTGTCTGTGTTAGGATCATCCACGTCAGCGTCACCCTCAGCATCAGAATTGTATTCTTTGCCTGTCTTTAAGTTTTTTAATACCACAGTAGTATCAACCTTTATTTGAGCTATTTTCTTATCGCCCTCGTATAAGTATGCTACTGAACCTGGTTCTTCAAATGCCATGTTTCCTCCTAGTCTCTTGTTATTTCTAGATACGACAGAACGACATGTAGGTCGTTAGCATTTTCTGCCTGTACCTTTATAACTTCGCTTTCGTCACAAACCAAGGGCTGTGTCAATAGCTCAGTCGTTGTTTTAGCAGCTATGTCTTTTTGTTTAAACAAGCTGAATATTGTACCACCTGAATTGACCAAAGTCACTGTAATCTCACAGGCGTTGCTGGCATCATCGTTGGACACCAAGAAGGACTTGACCACAGATACAGTCTCTGCCGGCACTGTATATAGTGTGGTTAGATCTGTTGTGGTTAAGTCTACTTTTGAATTTTTATATCTATTTGCCATTTATCCTAAAAACCATGTTTGTTGTTGTGCATCATCTTTCACGCTTTGTTGGTATGTTGTGTTCAGTTGTTGTATCAAAGTTGCAATACTTCTGTTTATCTGTCGCTGTGTGCTTGTGTCATAATCTTCTTTTGGTTCTGGTATATCAACTATTAGTTTTGTCATTATCTGCCTCCGTCCGGTTTTACATCAAGAGCCAGTGTGCCATATCTCCAGCTTTCGTTTGAAGCTGTGTTTGCTATTTTTACATTTACAAATCTACCACGTGCTCTTGTATCTATTTTGGTTGTGCTTGATGTGACTGTAAAAGGACTGTGTGTGGATGAAGACTCTGTTGACGACGGAAAATCTTTTACAGCTAGAGTTACAGTTGCGTTTCCTGCAATAGTTTTAAAGTCAGGTAAGAACCTACTTACAGAAACAAACTTACTTGCGGTGCCCTCTTGCCCTTGTAAATCAAAATCGTATGATTGTAGACTAGATGTAATTGTAGTCACACTACCATCTTCGTTTCTTTGGTCCGTACCAACCTCATGTTGAAAATATTTAGTTTGCCCCAAACCACTTTCACCTAATATTGTAGGAAAACTACCTGTGCCTGTTGTATCAAATTTTGTAGCGTATGGTTTTTCATACACTTTACTATCCATCCAAGATGTTCTTGCTTCTGTTGACAATGCCCACACACCACCAGCAACACCTTGTGACTCTGCATAGTTGTAGGATACAGCTTTATTGTTAAAATCACTGTTTGCAGGATACCACCATATTATTTCTGTAAACAAACTATTAAGACCTACTGATACTTGTTGTCCTTTTGTAGTGTCAAAGTTGTCAAACACTTCGTCTTCTACAGCGCATGGTAGTGTTTTGACTGTTCCGTCGTAAGCTAGGAAACCTTTTGCAGTCATCCAGTATGCAATACCATCTACAACAACAGCTGCATTCTTACCTATCAACCCACAGTTTGTGCCAACCTGTTCTACACCAAATACAAATGGTTGACCTACGTTTCTAACTGTATACAGAGCGTTGTCAGTCCAAACTAGTATGTCTTCTTTTCTTTGTAGTGCTCCGACTATCCTTGTGCCATCTTGCAATCGTAACGTACCTGCTGTGTTTGTAGAGGTTGGTGTGTATGTGTTTATATCTTCTTGTGCTGAAAAACGTATGAACATGTCATCTTGCGTGCTTGCTGTGCCTATGGTTGTTTCTGTGCCTAAGTGTATTAGGTGTCTAGTTGTAGGTGACATAATAGATAATCTAGATGCAGTTGGATTGCTACCAGTTGCAAAACCACTTGTGGTTTTTGATGCTCTTACAGTTGTAGGATTAGTCGCTCCTGCATTCCATGTAAAAGTTTCACCGTTTGCAATCGTTGCAACTAACACTTCACCAAAGTTTGTCAGTGACCAAAGGCCAGGTTCTAGTGTTGTTTGGTTTGCAGGAACAGCAACACCCCATCCACTAAAGTCAGATGCGTTTGTGACTGTTGCACCGTTAGAGTGTGATGCAGCTGTGGTGCCATTTGCACCTCTTGATAATCCTGTTAAGTCATTACTAGACTTACCAGAGTATGTTATCAACTCACTGCCAATCTGTATTGTGCCTGAGCTTGGAAAAGAAGCTGCACTTGTAAGAGTTAGAGTTGTATCACTATCACTAAATGTGCCACCCTCGTTTATCGTTGATGTAACAGCACCAGCAACAGTGCCACCCCATGGGCCTACACCCCATCCGTACCCGTATGTTTGTTTCTGTGGTCCAACCTTTGTGTACACTTCTAGTGTTGTTGATCCACCTGTTGATATGCTCGCACTTGCAGCAGCACTTGATGTGATTGTAAATGTTTTAGGACTAGGAACTGTGTTGACCATAAACTTTGCATCTTCAAAGTTTGATGCACTAAGCCCCGTTCCACTAGGCAAGGTTACTGAGTCAAGTAAAATTATATCACCAACCTCTAATGAATGATCCGATCCTGTAGTAATTGTAACTGAGGTTGAAGTGTTTGTTGTTGCAAGTGTGCAGCTTGTCTGTCTAAGACTTGTGTCAAACGGTGATATGTCAAACAACTGTCCTTCAAAGTATAATAGTAAAAACTTATCTGTGCCAAGTGCGATGTATCTGTTGCCTGTTGTATCTACAAACGAGTGTTGGTTTCTAACAACACCAACAATACTATCATTGACTAATGATGCCCAACCACCAACCTTTTCTGGTAGTCCATATCTAAAACGAACATTGTCGCTGTCAATCCAACGGTTTTCTGCACCCTTGGTTGTATTTTGTTTGTCTATTCCAGGTATGATATCAAAGTTGACAAGAGCCATGTAAACCTCTTACGTTCCAGCAAAGTGCTTCTTGACCCAACCTTTTGTTGAATTTGCATATACAAGCGTAAAGCTTTGTCCGTTTGTGTTGACAGTTAAGTCACTGGCTGAACCTTGTATTGGTTGACTGTTTCTGGCAATCGTTAAATTGTTAGAATTAAAACTAAGTTTACCATCTAAAAAATGTACTTCGTTACCAACAGCCGGACTTGCGGGTAGTGTGACTGTTACTGCAGCTGCGCTTGTATCTACAATCACCTGGTCGCCGTTCACGGCTGTGTATGCACCTGTTGTGGTTACGTAACCTTTTTGTGTAATACCTGTAATTACGTTTGTGCCATCTACTATTACAAGCATCGTAGATCCAACAGGCATTGTTACACCTGTGCCTGAGCTTGTTTTAATTGTTATTGTATAATGACTCGAGCTCCTAGTTGTGCCATCGATTACAAGATATGTCTTTTCGCAAGAGTCTGGAAATATTAAACTTCTGTTAGCTGATAGTGTGCCTGTAAGTTTTATAACTTTGTTACGACCATCTGATGCAGCGCCATCGCTGATAGCTGGTGTTTGGTTGCCAGATGCTAAACTAAGCTCGACATAGCCACCTACGGCTTGTTCTACTAAATCAAGGTTTGTATTAGTGACTGTGCCCCATAAACCGGCCTTCTCACCGGTGGTCATTTTTTCAAGTTTTAGTGATGTAGAAAATGATGATGCCATAATTATTTATATCCTATGCTGCTACTTCTGTCCATGTTTGACTAGCGTTCAAGTTTATATCATTCCAGGTAATTACACCAGCACTTGTTGTTTGTACTGTTATTGCGCTACCTGTAGGTATTACCACACAATCTGCTGTGATAGTTACCGTTCCAGTGCCTATTGTACCTATTTGGCTACCTGTAACTGCCACATCTGCGTTTGCTTTTGCAACCGCAGTTCCAGTAGATACCGTGACTGCACTGCCTGTTACCGCAAAGTTTGCGTCTCCACTGAGTGTTACATCACCGATTGCTGCTGTAACACTGTTACCACTTACTGTGACTGTTGCTCCAGCTGTTACTGTTACAGAACCTGTGGAGCTTGTAAGCGCGTTGCCCGTTACTTGATGCTCGGCAACACCTAATATTGTAACGTCGCCTATAGATATGGTTGATGAGTTACCTGTTACAAGTACAAAGGTTTCATCATTACCTGTGCTGGCAAACGTTGTTGCTGCAAATGAGCGAACGCCAAACATTTATTAATCCTTTTCGTTATCTAGAAAAGTTTGATAAGCAGCTTTTACATCGTCTGTCCAAG